ATGAAGGTAGAAGAGGAGAAACTACTTGGTGTACATCTTCACCTGGACTTTCTTGGTTTGACAGATATATTGGTAAAGGACCATTGTATGTTGTAATCCCAAATAAACCAACATCATTCAAATCTTACGGTAAAGAAACAGGTGAAGTTTCAGGATTACCGGCAAACCGATACCAATTCCACTTCCCTGATAATCAATTCATGGATGCTGATGACAGACAAATCAATTTGATCGAATTCTTAAACACAAATGAAGAAGGTTTAAAACAATTCTTCAAACCCGAGTTCATGAAGTCATTGGCTGGTGATAAAGGTGAAAAAGTTGTTATTGATTACCCAAGTGATTCGGCATCAAAATTCATTGCACTTTATGGTTTTGACGAATTCTTTGCTACTCTTCCTGAATCATTGAAAAGACTTACATTTAAAAACACATCAAGAGATAAAATCTCATTAAATATTCCAAACGACATTGGAAGATTCAAGCAGTTAAATGCAATCAACTTTGTTGGATGTGTTGCCACTATACCTGATGCAATTTGTCAATTACAAAATTTACAATACCTATCTTTGGTGAATAATCCCGATCTTCAGAAGTTACCTGAATGTGTTGGAGATATGCAAAACCTTATGGTACTAAACCTTGGAGGATCCGACCCTAAGAAAGTTCTACCTGAATCTGTATTCAGAAGAGCCGAAACAGACGAAGACTTCAACTTATTTACGCACTCTTAAAAATGAATAGAAGATTAATAATTAATGAAGAAGAAAAAAGAAGAATTTTAAATCTTCATGAAAGTAGAAGATCTAAAGAATTAGGTTTTTTATTTGAAGACGATAATGCTCAAGTAGACGGTGTTTACAACAATGACAAAGATTACGACTACAAAAAAGAAGGGGACAATTACTTCTTTAAATTGAAGGAAACCCCTGCCAGTCCTAAGGCTCAGGCGTACAAAAAACAGGGAAAATTTGCAAATTGGACGGCAGCAACAGGAGCAGCTAAAGACGCTATTGCAAAATTACCATTTTTATCTAATTTAACCGCATTCCAAGGACCAGGTGATGTTGACGGAAGTGATGAGGCATTTGGCCCCCCACAAAACGAACCTACAACTGCACAAACAACTTCAGTAGCGGCAACAACAGCATCGACTACACCAACATCAGCAGCGACACAAACTACATTGGCAACAAACAAACCTCAATTAAGAACCGATAAAGAAATTAGACAGGATTATAGACAAGCAAAACAAAATGTTAGACAACAAAATAGACAAGGAAGACAAGATAAAAGAGAGTTGGAAAGAGAGTTGAAACAATTACAAAATGACTTAAATTCAAATTTGGCAAGTAAGATGGGAGCTAAAGATAAGTTAGATCGTATGGAAAGAATCAAACAAATCAACGCACAATTGAAAACGGCTTAATATAATTTGAAACATAAACTAACCCCCCTTCTTTTGATCGGGGGTTTTTTGTTTTATAAAGTATTTATCTTATATGAAAATCATCATAACAGAAGAACAATATAATCTGATCAACGAAACCTATAGAAGAGATCGTTTTGACGCTGAGTATGAGGATGAATATCCAAAATATAAGAAGTTGTTTTTAAAGACAATATCAAAAGATGTTAAAGGTTGGGGTGAATGGCCAGGATCAATTTATCTGATGAATGAATACGGGGGACCTTTATTTGTATATAGAATACCATCAAGAACCGTATATTACGATTATTCAATAGATAGAGAGATGGAAGACTTCATTCCTTCACACATAGTGTCAAGACACTTAAAAAATGCGGTTTACGATTATTTTAAAGGGTTGTTTCCTGATCTTGACATAAAAGAGGTTAATGGGGCTAATATCATATAGTTATGAAAATAATAATATCTGATAACCAATATAGTCTTTTAAAAGAATCAGTTGCCATTAAAAATATTGAGGCAATTAAAAAGTATTGGAAAAACAAACAAAAAAAAGGTGAACAAATTAGATTTCATAAAGAAGACTTAGAATTTTGGGGTATTACAACCAGACAGGAAAAGTATTACGCTCAACAGGCATTTCGAGAATTAGTTGGTGATGACGAATTTACTAAAAAATTTATTAAAAAATTATTTGGTAAAACATTTTCAACAAAAGACTTTAGTGAAAAAATTGTTGGTGGATATGATTTTGAGTGGGTAATTACTGATATGGATTATAGAAACTATGATTTTTATTTGGATGGAAAAACATTGCCGGGAGGAACTGTTACTCTTATGGATGGTAGACACTTATCTTTAAGTGAAGCGATAAAAGATGAAGATTTAGGTTGGGAAATACAAGAGGAAATTAAAGATGTTGTTTTAGAATGTATGGATGAAATAATTTTACCGGTAACAGGAAATGAAATAATATCAATAGGTTTAAAAATATCTAGAGAATGAAAATAATAATATCTGAACAACAATATAAAATGTTATCTGAGTCAAAATTAGACCGAATGCAAAATCTTATTAACATGGCTTTTGAACAAGTCAAAGAAAATTGTGAAGGTGGATATTATATCAGATCACACTACAATTACATATGTGACCCAATAGAAATGATTGAAGAAATAAAGGTGGTGGATGTATCAAAAACAACGTCTATGAATTACCTTGAAAAAAAAGAATTATCATCCATACATGTTACCGTTGACATTCATCTTGATTCTATATATGAATATAATAATTTAGATAATTTTATTTATGAATTACAAGAAGGAGCAAGAAACGTAATAGGAGGGAAAATTGTATCTATATCAATAGGTGACGTAACCAATAAAAGAAAAGAATTTAATTGGTGATGAAAATAATAATTACAGAATCTCAAGCGGCATTAATAAGAAGGTTAAGTGAGTTAGAACAAATTCTTGATACTAATATTAAAGAATTAAATGATGCTATAAAAGGTGATGGACCAGGTAATAGACCTGATAATTTTGGTGTTTATGAAAGATGGTTAATAAATAGAATTGAAGGTGATTTCGAAGAGTATAATCCAAATATTAAATTTGCAAGTCATGATTTTATGATGTTAATATCTGGACAATTTAACGATAAAATTAGAAAAGGTTTTAATAAAGTTAAAAAGAGAAGATGAAAATAATAATAACAGAATCACAATTAAAAACTATAACATTTCAAAATGCGGTTGATATGGCTTGGAAAGACATTGCTGATAACATAAAAGAAGAAGATTATTATGATGAAGGTGGATATGGAGATAACTACGAAGCAATCACAAAAATTGATGTGGTAACGGCATACAAGACTGATAATGTTGTTGAGTTAGGAATAATTATTTATATAGATACAATTTTTGACACATTTGATGTTGGTGACTATTTGTGGGACTTGAAATTAAATTTGGAAAACTATTTAGGGAAAAATAATTTCAAATTCAAATTACTTAATGTTATAAACGAAAATCCAAGAACAGATTGGTAATGAAAATAATAATTACAGAATCACAATATAACAAACTGACCGAAGATAACCTTCGAAAACTTTGCTATACAGTATGGAACCAACAAAAAAAGAGAGGTGAAGAACCTCATCTTGATGAAGTGATTTATGATATATCTGGAATTAGAAAAAATACAAACGAAGACTTTCAAATCATTAGACCCATTTGGTATAGATACAACGGTGGATTTGATAACTTATTTGAAAAACTTAAAAATGAAATTGACGAAAAAATATTTGATCTAACAAGTGATTGGGGTAATCTTGATACAAGAGTCCAAGTTATTGAAGTAAGTCAGTTTGGTAGATTAGGTGAAGATTATGGTGTGGACATATTTGTGAATATTGACGAACAAGGAACCATGGATTTCCAAATGTTTGAAGAAGGTACTGATAACGAAATTCAAGTTAACGATACAATTGAGGCTGCTTACTTTGAAGCTCAATCCAATTATGAAAGTAGTGATCTTCTTGGATTTTTAAGAGGAGAAGTTTATGACCTTTTTTATAAAAAGTTAGAAAAATACGGAATTCCAATTGATGTGGATGTTGATCTAAAATAAATTTAACTATATATTTATTATCACTATGGGACCAATCGAAAAAAAAATCTTAGAATTATCAAAAACAGAAGGACTTTCTGAAGAAACTTTAATGGTTTTAACTATTTTAAAAAATCAAGTTATTGAGAATGAAAAAATAATGGTTAATAATGCCTACCAAAAAGGTTACCACGATAAAGAAATGAGTCGCAGACCCACTTGGAATTACTTTGATCGTCAATACAAGTGTTACTTCTCAAATATGAAATTTGGTGAATTTAAATAATTTTCGTATCTTTGTGATATGGAAGACTTAAACAAACTTGAATTACCCGAAATTAAATCACTTTGCAAACAATACGGGATTGGTGCCGTTGGTGATAAAAAAACCTTAATTAAAAAACTCAAATACTATTTGGATCCTGTTGAGGATGTGTTAAATACACACCCTGGTAGAAAACTACCAAAAGATAAAAAAATTGTGGGGGCCAAGGTAACTAAACAAGAAGAAATTAATAATGTGTTAAAAAAGAAGGGCCAATTTTTATATTATTCTTTGGGTTATCACTATTATATGGTGACAGAATAAAAAAACTAGATATTTATTAAATAAAATTGGTATGAAAAAACAAATACTTGAAGAGCTTAATGATATTAAGTATCTTTTTAATTACAATAGAGGTAAAATTATTTCAGAACAGGAACAATTTGACGATGAAGAAGAATTCGTAGATTATGATGATATTGATTATGATGATATGGATGATATGGATGATGATGAAGAAGAATATTATCCTGAACTGAGAATACCTCATGACATGCCATCATACAAAACTAAATATAGACATAGTGATGATGATATGGAATTGGACGAAGAAATGGATCTTCCTGTAATGTTACCAGGCACAAAAGAAAAAGAAAGAACTAAGGTAACACCTGGAACTAAACCGGGAAAAAAACCTGATACTCCATATAGCCCAAAACCAGGACCAAAACCGGATCCTAAGGCTAAAAATAGAAACGATGAGATGCCTGATTGGTTAACCTTTGATGAACTTGGAATTGATTTCGAATAATATGAAAAATTTAAGAAAAAAATTATACACTGAAGGTTTACCAAAATCTGAATTTGTTAGACTTATGGAAGCCCCAATTGACTACGAAGGTCCTGAAAGAATGGCTGGAGATGTTGAGGGAAAAATTACCGGTAAAAAAACCCCCTATCATAATTTTCCTGCTATCCCTAATATGGATAGAGACTTTGTTGAACTAATATCGTCCAAGAGATTCAAAGACTCAGTTGACAAAGTTAGAATGGCTATGGGTGATACAAGAATTATACAAGGTCAAAATGCTTTAATGCAGTTAATGGGGACTGTTGGTCAAGCGATGCAAAGACTTGTTATGATTCAGTCACAAAACAAAAAACAACTTGAAGATTTAGCTATTGAACTTGTAAAAAAAGAAATGGGTATTCCTGAAGGGGCAATGCAGTTCAAGGCTGAACTAATGACACAACCTATGGGTGCTGCTGAGGGTATGAAAGATGAAGCCGAAATGCCAAGTGAAGAAGAAATTGAAGAGTTTATGGGTGACGTTGAAAACTTCAACTTAGAAAGAGCTAAAAGAAGATTCATCAACTCATTAATTCAAGGAGCGGCTTTCAAAGGAGGTCACATGTATAATCTTGTAAGAAATGAAATCAATGATATCAACCCACAATTAATGAACCTTTATGCTGTTACCCAATCTTTGATGGAACATGCTTATTGGATCTTTCCTGATATGGAAGGAATGGCAGGTGGTGGCGGTGGTCAAATGGGTCAATCAGAATATGATGATGAGACAGATCCACCAACAGTAAAAGCTAAAGCTGTTACATTCCCACTTCTTGTACATGAGTTAGTTAAAGGTGTTTATGAGGTATTTGGAACTCATGGTTTACCTGATGACCCAAAACAAAGAGAAATGGTATTGAATGCTGAAGATTCACTTCCTGCTGAGATTTGGGACTCTCGTTTAGGACCAATTTTTTGGGAGAAGTTCGTTTCAACTTACCCTATGGAATTGTTTGATGATGATATGAAACATATCCAACATTATTTATTCATGCGTTTTTCAGCTTTAAATGCTGAAGAATTTATGAGTTTGGCTAAAAAGATCCTAAGCGGAGATCCAAAAGGACAACAAATAATTCAAAGAATGGTTGATGATATCGTTAAAGATTTAAAAGACCGAGAATATAAAGACGCCATGGGAGATGATGATGACGAAGACTACGGCGATGTTGATCTAAGTGATTTGGGACTTTAATAAGTCCCATTTCTTTTTTATAAGGAATTTTTTTCCTATAATTATTAAAAATGTTAGGTATGAAAAATATTGATTGTGAGATATACATTAAACAACTGATTTCCTTTTTTGAAAATAATCCTGGTGATTTAATGCAACTTATAGGAAACGTTCAAAAAGAAGACTTTTATTTGAAACTAAGAGAAAAATCGGAAAACAATGTTGATGAAGGATTGGATCATGTTTTATCTAGACAACAAATGATTGACATTGTCTTGGAATTAAAGATTCCTGAACTATTTGAAAAGCCTAACCCTAAGGCTGTTGTTGAAGGATATGTCCAAAAAACAAAGTGGGGAAAAATTATTTTAAATTAAAGTTGGTATTTATTGAAAAATTATTATCTTTGTAGAGAGATAAACGAGAAACAAAATGAAAACTATTGAAATAACGATACAGGAGATTTGGCAGGCAACCAGACCTATCGTGCAAAAAAGTAAGAAATCATATACTCGTAAAGTCAAACACAAAAACAAAGAAAATAATTAACTATGATATACACACCAGAACTAATCAAATCAATTGCACCGGCAGTATTCGCCACATCACCATCTTCTAAAATGACGAACAAATATGAGTTCGTACCAACGAATGAAGTAATGGAGATCTTCGACCGTGAAGGTTGGAAACTATCATCTGTTAAACAAACAGGTAGAGGTATACATTCAATGCACGAATTGAAATACCGAAACAGTGAATTACCAAAAGTTGGTGACACAGTTGTTGAAGCAATCGTTAGAAACTCTCACGACGGAACAGCAACATTCTCTATGGGAGCAGGACTTTTCCGATTGGTATGTTCAAACGGACTTACAGTTCCTACGTCAGTAGCAGAGAAATTCTCAATTCGACACAATCACTTTTCATTCGACGATGTTCGAGGTTTGGCTGAGGACTTCTCTAAGAAACTCCCAAGAATCGAAGAGTCAGTTACTCGAATGATGGAAAAGGAGTTAACTGAAAAAGAAAAACTCCGTCTGATCAAAGAAGCGGTTAAGATCCGTTGGGCGGTTGGAAATGGACCTGAGTCTATCGACATCACAGACCTTCTAACACCGTTTAGACCTGAGGATGAGGGAAGTGATCTTTGGACTGTTTTTAATGTGATCCAAGAGAAAATGACTCGAGGTGGATTTACTTACAAAAGCCCAAGAGGACGACAAACAACACTTCGTGGGATCAAGAGTATCCAAGCTACGAATCGTTTAAACACCAAACTTTGGGAGGCTGCTGAACTACTATTAGTATAAATAAAGAAAAGGGGGTCACCGACCCCCATTTTGTATTATGGAAAAATTTAAACACGAAAAAAGACTTTTAGATTTCCTTATAGAGGAGAATAAAATACTGTATTCAACAATCCAACTAACGGGTTTTATTGAACTAACACCTGAAAGTTTACTTGAAAAACCAAGATTTGAGAATTATTTATTGGACGGTATGCAATATACTGATGGGGTTTCATATTCTGATGGAATATTTATTTATGATAACAATATTTACATATATTTATCTAAAACTGACCAATTAGTCTCTTCATTTTCTTGTAAGATATATTATCCTATAAATAGAAAAAAAGACGTTGAGTTCTTTATATTAAACCTAAAAAAATTAAAAAAAGATGGAAATTAGTAGTGTTGAATTACAACAAAAAATAAATGCTGGTGAAAAACTTGTGGTTGAGTTTTGGGCTGAGTGGTGTGGACCATGTAAAATGATGAAACCAATTTTTGAAAGAGTTGCATCTTCAAACGAAAGTGAAGTCCAAATGTATACACTTAATATCGATGATAACAGAGAAGTCGCTTTAAGTCTTGGTATCAGAAGTATCCCAACTGTAAAGATGTTTAATTCAGGTGAAGTGGTTGAAACAAAGGTGGGGATTATGAATGAAGGACAGATAAAAGAAATGGTAAGTGAATTAATCAATGGATAAAATTGCAGTTGTGTTTACAATGAAGAGTTGTCCTCATTGTCACACTTTTAAAAAAATGTTAGAAGAAGCTGATATTGAATTTATTGATAGAGATATTGATGAATATGAAGAAGAATATGACATGTTTGTTGAAGTTACAGGAAATGATTTTGTACCAGCATTCATGTTAATTGAGAATCCTGAAAGTGAATCACCATCATCAAATCTATACGCTCCTGATCGAGATTTTGAAGATATAGATGAAGGATTAAAAATAATCAAAGAATTTTACGAAAGATAAAAAAACCCCTCGATTGAGGGGTTTTATTTTATATTAATATTATGTCTTTTAGTCGATCTTGAACCAAGTATGGTTTATCTAATGTTTGATCAGTAACATCTTTTGTAAAGTCATAGTTAGACATCCTTTCTTTGAACTCAGTAAGATCCATATCAAAACAATCTAAAACAAGACTTTCAATGGATTTCTTTGGAACTTGAGAATCACAAATCACTTTAATTCTATAATCCTCATCTTCATTTAGATCGCTTGAGTAATGAAAGTATACTTTATCAACACCTAACAAAGAATACATTTGATTGAATATGTAATGTGAGTAATATAATATTCCTCTACCACATCCTAAACTATGACCATAAGGAAACTCTGATGAAGTGTTTATTTCTGAAATGGGGTCTAATTCGTTAACGTACAAAGATTTATTAACTGTGATCCATGCTCTTGGAAAATCTGCGATTTCTTGTTCATACTTAATAATGTCAATAATGTTAAGACTTTCTTTATTAAGTGATTTAAATAATTCTTTGTTTGATTCTATGAATTCTATTTTAAGTTCATTAAGGGTTAAGACATTACTACTTGTGGTTTGACCGTTAACAACTACAAAGTTTTCACAATCTGTTACTTGAATTATTGTATTTTCTGATTTGTTGAATTTTGACAGGATGTAGTCTGCGAATAGATTCACAAAATACCGTCTTGTGTTTTTTTCTAATTTTCTCATATTCTTGGTTTTGTATAATGAATATGAGAATTAAATGAAACTATAAAGAGTTAAATATAATCTAAAAACATTTCGTTTATGTTTCTTATTGTTCTGTCCCAATCAGGATAATCGGGGATTCTAATGTCAATACATTCTACCTCATCATTATAAATCATATTATTTATAAGTGTTGTATATCCACCAAAATATTCTAAAAATGAATCACTATAAGTTCCGCCTTTGTTATTTTCTAAAAATGTTTCTATATTTCCAATAAAGTCTCTGATTTTAATATATTCGTCGTATTGGGTTTTCTCACCAACCTTTCTTGGAATTGCCTCAACATGACCCTCAAAGTATTCACTAAGACCTTTATAAACTGCGTCATATACTTCATCTTCGTATGCTGTATTTTCAGAGTTATAGTAGATACTTCTTAGTTCATCACCAATATCTTCTAAATCTTTTTTGAAAAGTTCGTTTGATGCGTCACTATCTTTTAATAGGTCGTTTAAATCTTCAGGTTTTATTCTAAAATAACCTTCTGTCCCTTGTATTTCAGATAAATGTTCAAAAAAGTCTGAATCATAATCCTCTAATGATAATTCTTGATTTCCTATTTTTTTATAAATAACATCTTTAAGATGTGTAATATTAGAAACATTTAAAACATCTACTGTATCGTATGGCTTCATACTGGAATCAAAATACCAATCGTGACCTAAACCATCTTCACTTAAAATTAATTTTGCAACATGTCTAGGGTCACTATCACTTCTTCTACTACCACTACAAAAATATTCACTTAACTCTTCTCTATCTCTTAATTTTAGATAAAACCCACTATTTCTAATTTCAACATCAGTTATTAGATTGTTAATTATAAACATAACTGTGTCTTCGTAGTTGTCTTCTAAACCTTTTAAAAGTAATATATTTTTTAGTTCTTCAGGTGCGTTGTCATAACTAAGATTTGTTAAAACACCATTTTCATCTAAAAAATTAATTAGTTCACTGTCCCAATTACGATAACCTATTTGTTCTAAATCAATTTCATCTAAAAGACCGTATTTTTTAACAAACTTAAAAAATGTTATTAAGTCATTAAAATACGGCTCAATGTCGTCATCAAAATCACCATCATTAAATGAATTAACTAATTGTCTTGTTCTTTCTAAACTCATATGGTATAAATATCTAATAAACAAAAAAGGTGTTCCAATCAGAACACCTTTATCTCGATGATACGCAAATATTATCTTCTATAATATTTGTTAATGATTTTTTTTACCGACTCTTGAACGTTAGTATTATTTTGAGTGGTATTAGCACCTTGTTGTGTTTGTGTTTGAGTTTGTGTTTGAGGTTGTTGTACCTGTTGCTTGTTTTTACATCCGCAGCCCATAACTAAATGTTTTTATTGGTTTATTTATTTATAAATAGTATCTAAAACAAGTTTAATTCATAATAAATAAAAATCAATTATTTTTATTTTGTTATATTTATCAAGTATGAGAGACTTCATTAAAAATTTCTTATTAGAACAAGATGATAATCTTGTCACAATAACTCCTGATCAGTATTTGGATATATTAGAAGATGTTGGTGGTATTGCATCGAGAGTTGCAAATCTTAAACCTTACCGTGGTAAGGGTATTGTTATTAATGGTAGTTTAGATCTTAGAAAATTTAGAACTGTTGGACCATTAACTGGTATTGTTAGAGTTATGGGACGATTAGACATATCTAATACGAATATTTCAAATCTTGATGGAATTACGGTAGATGGATATGTTAGTAGTTGGGGATCAACAATGCATACAAATCAACTAAAAAAAGAAAGAAATAGAAAACTTTCAGAATTAGCCGATTATAGAGAAAATGATGAGTGGAATATAGAAAATAAAGACTATGATTCTGAAAGAACTGAAGCTTTATATGAATTCTTAGTTGAAGAAGGTATTCCTACCTTATATGAAGACGACAATGGTGATGAAATAGAAGAAGATAAGTATTTTATTTATCCAAATGGTACTGGAAATCACGGTATTGGAAAACAATACGAATGGTTAGGTGCTGATACTCTACAACCTGACACATATGATGTTTATACTCAAGATGAGTTAGATGTTGCAGCTAAAAGATATGTTGAAGGAGCGGTTGATGACATGGGTTACGATGCATTTACAAGTTGGGTTTGGGACCAAGCGCTTAATAAAGGAGAGTGGCGAAGTTGGTTAGAAGATTTTTATGATGATATAATTAGAGATGATCCTGAAAATTATGATATAGGACTTGAATTATCTACAAATCAACAACATCAAGTTAATCAATTAAAAAAAACTATAGAAAATCTAAACAATAGATTACAAAGTGAGGGATTGTCTGACGAAGAATTCGAAAACATCGAAAGAAAAATTGAAGGTTTAGAAGAGACAATAGAAGACATCAAAGAAGATCCACAAGGTGGTTATGATGAAAGTTCTATAGAGAATGAAATTACAGATAGAGTTAATGAATATGTTGATGATATTGATGATTTTATTAAACATTACGGTTATGAAAGTAGTTTTATAATGGATTTTGTTGATTTAAATGAAGTAACTGACATTGTAGTTAATAGTGACGGATATGGTAGTTTATTAAACTCACATGATGGAGAAATGTTTGAAACACAGGTAAATGGTGATTGGTATTTTGTAATGAGGGCTAGTTAGGTCTTTATTTGTTTAACAATATATCATATTTTTAGTATGAATGGCACGAAGAAAAAAAATAGAATTTTTGATGAACACCGATTGGATGTTCGAAAAACCTATTGATAGAGAATACAAAGAATACAAACTACTTTCTTATTTTCAAAAAATGGGAGATAAACTCGATAGATTAGAATTATATCCTGGGTTTATTGAATTATCATTACACTTAATGAATATCCAAGCTCTTATGAGGGATAAGAAAATTGTCTACACGGATAAAAAATTAAACACTGTAGATGATGAGATTATGGTGAAGGACCTGAAAGTAAAAGACGCTCCAACCATGTCTATCGAAGAAAATGAGGAGTTTAGAAAAATATTGTCTTATTCAGCGCCAAGAATTATGGAATATTTTAATGTTGCCAAATCAGTTTGGACAATAGTATTTGATTCTTTGGATATGAAAATCAAAAGAAACAAAAAAAATATATTACACCCAAAAGGGTATTTCTTTTATACTGAAACAGAAAGTAAAAAAACTTATGTGTGGGAGTACATTATAAAGAAAGAAACAAAAAGTAACCCACAAAGAATGGCAAATATAAATTTAATTTATTTCGATGAGATCGGAGAGTTGACCATTCCAAATATAATATCTACATTTTCAACATACGAACCAAAAGACAAGAGAATGGGGCCAGTATTCCAAATGTCATCAAACGGAATTTTTCCTGTTAATGAAACATTATTACCCCTCTTCAAAAGAAGAATTGCGGGACTTATATCACAAACAAAAAACCAAGAAGAAAAACAAGAAACAGAATAAGTTATGGGATTTAATAAGAGAATTTTAAAGAAAGAAAACATTTTAAAAAACCTCCCAAATCTTATGACCTATTTGGACGCCGATGCAATAATTTGTACCGACGATTTTTCACGCGAGGTATATGGGTTATTTCGTATCGGGTCATCAAAAGAAGAAATAATAAATCTAATAAATAAAATAAAATGAAAATTAAATTGGAATATGTTTGGTTAGACGGATATAAACCTGAGCCTAACCTGAGAAGTAAAGTTAAGATTGTTGAATATGAATCTGTTAAGAACGCATTACTTGATGGAAATTTTCCTATGTGGAATTTTGATGGATCATCAACATTTCAGGCAGAAACAGGAAACTCAGATCGTTTGTTAAAACCTGTAAGACATTACATGCCTTCTGCATTTCCAATTGAAAACAACACCGTTTATGTTTTATGTGAAGTATTAAATCCTGATGAAACACCACACGAATCAAACAAAAGATCAAGTATTGGTGAAGGATTTGAAGATCTTTGGTTTGGTTTTGAACAAGAGTATTTCATTCGTGAAGAAGTTAATGGAAACATTTTGGGTCACAAAAGAAACATTCTTAAAGGTCAAGGTGAATACTATTGCGGTGTAGGTCATAATGTTGTTGGTCGTCCATTTGTTGAAGAACATTTGAATATGTGTTTAAATTACGGTATTAATATCACAGGAACAAACGCTGAGGTTGCGTTAGGTCAATGGGAATACCAAGTGTTCTCTCAAGGTAAATTAAAAGGTGGTGACGATCTTTGGATGACAAGATATTTCTTATTAAAAATTGCAGAAAAATACGGTTATCATATTGAACTTCACCCAAAACCAATCACACATGGAGAATGGAATGGATCAGGTCTCCATACAAACTTTTCAACAAATACGATGAGACTTGACGGAAACGAGGAATATTTTATGTCTTTATTCAACGCTTTTGAATCAAGACATGAAGATCATATTAAAGCGTATGGATCTAACAATCACTTACGATTGACTGGTGAATATGAAACTCAAGCGATGGATAAATTCAGTTGGGGTGTATCTGATCGTGGAGCGTCAATTAGAGTTCCTCAGGAAACGGCTAAAGAATGGAAAGGATATGTTGAAGATCGTAGACCTGGATCAAATGCGGATCCATACAAGATCATTCGTGAAATTGTTAAATCACTTGATGTTACACAACAAATATATGATACAAAACATATGATGACTTCATTTGTTGATATGGATGGTCTTACCGGAAAATACGGAACGATATCTAATGAAGAATTATTAAAAGAATACAGAGAAGAAGAATAATGGATAAAGAATGTGTATGTGGTGGAACAGGACTTTGTCAGTGTCCACCAATTAAAGTAGAACAAGTAAACCACCCAAAACATTACGGAGGTGAGGATAACCCATACGAGGCAATCAAAGTGATTAATGCTTGGGATTTAGGATTTAGTTTAGGAAATACAGTAAAATATATAAGTCGTGCAGGAAAGAAAGGAAAAGACAAAGAACTTGAGGACCTCAGAAAAGCCCTCTGGTACCTCCAACACCACATCGAAACACTCGAAAAATAAAACGGGGTTAGATAAAGAGATTAATGTTTGGGATGCTCTTACAACACCAAATGAGTTATTAAGAGAAACCCTAATTAACTTTATGTGGGGGTTTTTAGGAAACTCTATTGTTGTGTTTGCGGCAAAAGAACTGGACTTTTTGGTCCTTATAAATTATATTGTTTATTACATACTGATTTCTTATATTGTGAATAGGAAGAAATATGAAACCATGTTAGGTAAATTCATTATTCTTCCTGGATCTGCGGCAGCAGGGGCGTTTACAGGATATAAATTGGCTCAGATAATTTCAAATTTTATTTAGGTATGGAAAAGGAATGGAACCCAAACGACTTTCAAGGAAGGTCAAAAGAACAAGTAGAAAGGAATTATAGAGTTTTTGAGATTTTTTTGGTTTTAAGTTGGTTAGTAGGAACCGCTCTTGTCCTATTCAAATTAATTGATTACATTTTTTAATCTATAATAATATGAAATACTACAAAATTACCATAGGAGGTAAAGGTGCTGAAGTTTACCCCTTCCAATTGAACACAGAACAATATGAAGCTCTACGAGATGGTGGTGTTGAGCAAGATGAATTAGATCACGATCATATCTGTGAAATTTTGGGGGTTGATACTTTTTTTGATTCACCAAACGAATCTATTATGGGGCCATATCCCGATGCATTCTTTGTGAGAGTTGAGGACGAGGAAGGGAATGTTGTTTATCAAAGTGAGGAATTTGATAACGAAAAAAGTGATTACGAAGAACAATATTGTGGTGAGGTTGCTTACCTAATCATCGAAGACTATTGCAAGGGAGAACATCTTGTTTACGATATTCCATTAGAAGAGGACTTCGAGATCGATAAGTTAAGATTCAAAGTCGATGACATTGGATGTAGAGTTGAGGTAGTAAGTGGTATACTATACGAAGAAAAAGAATACAAAATATATAAATCATTTGGTGATACATCCAGTAAAGGATACTACTACCATTTAACAGCAGGAATTTAAATAATGATAGAAACAGGAAAAATAATTAACGGAGATTGTGTTGAGGTAATGAAAACATTACCTGAGGGTTGTATTGATTTAGTTGTAACCAGTTGTCCTTATGGGGTTGGGATTGATTATGATGTTCACGAAGATGACGTTGAATTTGAAGATTATAAAGTTTTCTCAAAGCAATGGTTAAACGAGGTATATCGGGTATTAAAAGATGATGGACGTATTGCTTTGAACATACCCTACGAAATTAACAGACAGAAAAAAGGTGGTCGCATCTTCTTTGTATCAGAGATGTGGCAGATCATGAAACAAATTGGATTTGGGTTCTTCGGTATTGTGGATTTAGAAGAACAATCACCACACAGAAGTAAGACTACAGCTTGGGGTTCTTGGATGAGCCCATCATCACCTTACATTTATAACCCAAAGGAATGTGTTATTTTGGCTTACAAAAACAAACACATTAAGAAAGTAAAAGGTCAACCTGAATGGACTGGTGAATTAACGGAAATTGAAAATGAAGATGGAACAAGAAGAAATAAAATGGTCTACCAAGAAAAAGATAAAAAAGAGTTTATGGAGCTTGTCTTTGGTCAGTGGAATTATTTTGCTGATACTAAATCTCTCACTAAGGCGACCTTCTCAATGGACATCCCGACCAAAGCGATCAAGATATTATCATACAAGAATGATGTAGTATTAGATCCATTTGCTGGTTCAGGAACAAGTATGGTTGCAGCTGAGATATTGGATAGAAGATGGTTAGGAATTGAATTATCACCAAACTATTGCGACGTTGCAAGAGGGAGAGTTCAATCTTTTGTTGATGAAAAAACAAAAGTAAAAATTGAAAGTGAGTGATATTTATATCATATGAAAAATTATTTAATCAACGAAAAACAACTTAAGAGAATTCTTGAACAAGTTGAGGACGAAGAAACCGATTCTAAAGATGAGGAAACTAATGATGAAAATGTAAGTGGTGGTTTTTTTGATGACATCGCAAAAAAACCTATAGATAGTAGTGATCCTTTAAAGATATTTTTTGATTCTTTAAATTAATTCAATCAAATCTTCTTCTTTAATATTGTATTTTTTACAAGTATTGGAAGGTAATTCTAAGATCATATCTCCTTCACCAGAATAGTGTTCGCAATCATCAGAATGACAAGGTTTACAATTATGATGTATTTTTGTTATTTTATTGTCATTTATATAAATTATATCTAAAGGGATAATACAGTTTTTCATCCAAAAAGAATGAGGTTCATTTTTCATTAGAAACAACATACCATCAAATGTATCATCGAATTTTTTATTCATCATACCTTGCTGAGTGTCTTTATCAGTAAAAACAGTTTTTAGGTTAAAAAGATTATTATTTATTTTTGCCTTCATATTTATAAATATCTATGAAAAAGTTTAGAAAAAGTTCTGGGGTTATTTTAAAACATGGTGATGAAGTTTTACTTTGTAAACGATCACCAAAAGAAACCTTACCAAATATATGGTCTATACCCGGAGGTGGTATAGAAAATGGTGAAACGCCAGGTCAAGCGGCAATAAGAGAATTCCATGAGGAGACAAATATTGAAATTGGGACAGACTTAGATCTTGTTGGTATAATTGATAGTTTCAATGACGATGGCACCAAAAGAGGTATGATGTTTGTTTTCTTACAAAAAATTAAAGAAAAAAAAGAACCTGACTTATCTGAAGCTTCACACGGACACGAACACACATCTTGTAGATATTTTAAATCTGAAGACATTCCTGAACAAAAAGGTAATGAACAACTTTACAAAATTTTAAAAAAAGTTTTCAAATAGGAAATTGGAACAAAAATTTTTATTATATTTGTAGAAATAATTATAGATGATAAAGACAACCTTAAATCACAACATTAAAATCATGAACGAAAAATTCGGAACTTTGCTTTCCGAATCATTCGTAGACCCAATCCAATTTAAGATATTCTTGAAGATGGTAGACGGAGCATTGAACTTAGGTGAGGATTTATCTTACTTTGATGGTAATACTTTCTTGGTTCACATACCAAATAAGATCCTCAAAGAATCTGTTATTTTAACAAACGCAACTGAGATTAGTTTGGTAGAACAAGTTAGAAACAAAATTGAAAGTTTAGTATGATGAAGTCATTTGTATTTTTTTTATTGAGTAACATTTTATTAACTTCTTGTAT